ACAACATTATCGGGGTAGCTGGCATTGGACCAGTAAAAGCAGGTAAGGCTCTAGCAGACCTTGTAACTGAAGAAGAGTGGTACGAGAAGTGCCGTGAACTCTATAACGATGATGAACGCTATCATTTAAACCTGCAACTGCTATACATATGGCAGAAGCCCAACGACAGTTGGCAACCACCGCAGGTGGCAACAACAACAACAACTGACTCGCCCCAAGGCAAGGAAGCAACACAACAACAGGAACAATAATGAAACCCGTTAGTACTGATTATGAAATCTCATATTGGATAGAAAACTTTGGGTATATGCGAAAGATAGTTCATGCCGCAGATGCATTTGAAGCAATTACTATTTATCGCAAAGCTTTAGAAGATAAGTATGGTTCTTTAGATGGAAAAATGTTAGTAGTTAAAGTAGAGGAAAAAACAAAATGACACAAGACACCAACATGCAGCACATGAGCATGAAAGAGTATGTAGCTATAGCAATACTTACAGAACTTGCAGGTAAAGATGCTGTTTTAAAAATGATTGGAGATGGAGAAACTACTGCTACAAAAGTAGTTGAATCTGCTTTTAACTGGGCAGAAGCATTTATGCAAGTGAGAGCTAGTCGTAATGCCAAGACCTAAGAGACACAACCCTGCAGGGTATCGCAGTGGTTTGGAAGTAAAATTTCAAGCTGCTTGCGAAGCCAAAGGTTGGAACTTGCCATATGAGATTGACAAAATCAAGTACACAATACCAGCCAGCAACCACACATACACGCCTGACTTTACTGTTACTGAGAACATTTACATAGAGACTAAAGGTCTATGGACAGGAGCAGATAGAAAGAAAGCGGTGTTAATTAGCCAGCAACATCCGTACATAAAAATTCTGTATGTGTTGCAGCGCAACCAGGGACTGTCTAAAAAAAGCAAGACTACTTACTTAGACTGGGCAGCTAAAAACAAGTTAGATGCTTGTGTCTTCTCAGATACACAGCATTGGACTGACTACATATTGAGGCACATATGAGTTACATCGTTGCTTCATTACCACCCATTAAATGTTTTGTTAAAAGAGAATTCTTATACAACGATCATAAGGGTCATGGAGAGTTAGAACCTGCAGTGTGGGTTAGCCTTAAAGCTTTGAGAGGCCAGGTGTTTCGTATTGAATCACTGCTTCCTGCTTATGGTGCTCTTTATGACAAGCTACCTATCCATGCTTATGTTTGGCATACAGATGTTACTGGTAACTTACCTATTGATGTTTTGCAGCTATGGGACTGTATGGGTTATCAGTTCACAATTATTGAGAAGATAGGTTTACGTAACCTGGGTGTGAAATTCTTAGGTAAAGATAAAGAGTTTCACTTTGGTAGGTACTTGTTTACTGTTGACTTTTGTGCTGATGGTATGGATATAAACACAGGTTTTACAGAGCAATCTGAAGAACACAAAAGTTTTAATTTCATAGCATTAGACAATGGTCAGTTTGCAATACAACCTAATAACAGATGCTTATGGTATGACCAGAGCCTTATCCCTGCAGAAACAAAATATCCAGATTTCCAAGCTGCAAAGAGATTGTGGTCAGTTGATGGTACACGCAAGTGGTCAGCAGGAGATGATTGGTTCTACGATATTAAGGAGAAGAACACATGAACATTAGAAGTAATCGCAAACGTATTTTGGCTAAACTACAAACAAAGAAAAAGTCTCGTTGGTTTGTTCAGTCAATTATTAAAGACTCAGAAAAAAGAACAGTTTCTCGTCTTAGAATTCAGGCGTTAGTTGATAAGGCATTTCCAGATTTGGTAGGAGTAAAAGTATGAGCAAGGGAAGTAGTCGTAGACCATCAAACTTAACTAAAGATGAATGGTTTAATAAATGGGAAGCTATCTTTGGTAAAGACTTAGAAAAGAAAAAAGCTGTCGAAGAAGCCCTTGATGATTTGTATGATTACGCAATACAAAAGAAGGAAAATAAAAATGAACAAACCTCAAAGTGATAACACAAAATGTTGCAATCACAACTGCGAACAAGGACGCAACTGTCCTGTACGCAATGCCACATTAGAAGAAGTTGCACTTGAAGTAAACAACTTTAAAGCATTTGAAAAAGACACAATGGCAAGTTTTGCACGTTACATAAGGGACTTAAAAAAATGAGCTATGCAGATGTAGAAATGAAAGTTGTTCAATGGGGAGAAGCTAGAGGCATTGTTCAAAATGGCACAGCTCTTTCTCAAGCAATTAAAACTTTAGAAGAAACAGCAGAACTGCTAGATGCTCTTAACAAAAGAAACCTAGATGAAACTAAAGACGCAATAGGAGACATTGTTGTTACTCTTATTATGGTGTGTGCAGTGTTAGACATCAACTTAACTGATTGTCTTAAAGGTGCTTACGAAGAAATAAAAGACCGCAAAGGTTATCTAACGCCCCAGGGAACGTTTATTAAGGAGACAAAATGACTGTTACTAATAGCATTTGGAGATCATTGCTAAGCATATTTCAGGTCCCAGGACATGAAGAGTTGGCAATCAAAGAACTTAACGAAGCTAAGCGAGAGTTGCTGCACATGCAAACAGCTCAAAATTATTCTAACCGCATGGTTGAATATCACGCTGATAGGATCAAGCGTTTGACAGCTTACATCAATGAGTTTAGTCAAGAGAGGAACTCTCAATGAGAACATCTAGACACACAAAAATAAGACAGTTGTTGCAAGCATCAGAAGATGGATTAACAATTAAGCAGTTAGAACAACTGTTGCAAGCACCTAATAAAAGTGTGCAACAAACTATGCCTAATGTGTGGGGTGTTTATATAGACAGATGGCAGCCAGTTGGTCGAGGACAATTTGCATCAGTGTGGATGTGTGTAAATGTTCCTGATAACATTCCTAAACCCAAGAAGACTAAAGCATGTACGCAATAGCACTAGGTCATAAACCCCAACCAGTACACAAGCTGAAACTTTGTTACAAGTGTGAAACAAGTAAACCCCCAGAAGGGGGCTTAGATTTGGGACAAAAGTGGATATGTCAGTCGTGCTGGATACTAAGAACAACTGGCAGTCAACTTAAACAATACAAAAAAGTTAACTAGATAAAACAGTGTGGGCATGATTGATGTGTTTGATTCTGTCATCCAAACCAATTGTGCCTCCATTAATCTTTTTAGTCATTGTTATGTAGTCTTGTTGGTCTGCATATTGGTTTAGTTTATGAGTATTCCAAAACCAACCAGCAGTCATAGCAGCGTACATAGGAGTTGCTACTAAATCAGGCTCCATGACAAAATCCATTCCGCAAGCTTTACCAGCGTGGAAGTAGTTGGCGTGTCCTGTAAGCTGGATACAGCCACGCCCACGGAAACGATAGCCGTCACCACTAGCCTCATCACGATTACCCATACGATTAGAGTAGACCATGTTGGCAATTTTCTTAGGATTCTTTGCATATTGGTTGGCAATTTCTAGTGTTGGAAACCTTTTAGACCAGAGCTTCATTAATGTTTCAGCTCTGTAGTTAAGGTTTTCTTCAAGAGTTTTAAATTGACCACACTCATGACCACATTGACCAATAAATGAGGCTTGTCTAATAGGTGTAGATATATTAAAACGTTGAAAAGTTTCATTCAAAGCATCAACCCACACAGGATCAATGTGCATCTTTTGTAAGTGTTCACTATTGACCATTGATTAGATTCCTTACTTCGTTGTAGGCTGCAACACAGGTGTTGAGTTTGACGATGGCTTTATCCCCATCGGCTGCGATGTCGATAAGAGCTGATATAAGCGATTGCTCAGATTCGGTTGGAGAGGAGTTGTTATCTCCTGGGGTAGGGGTGGAACTTGAGCTGGTTTGTGGACAACTGGGGGTTGGGAGGCGCAACTTACCAGTCCTAGCAAGCTCATGCATAGCAGACTGCTTTTTAACAATTTCATCTTGTGCCTTTCTTAATTGAGTTTCTTGATCTAACAGTTTAGAACTCATGTTTTTTTCTAGTTCACGAGCTTCTTCATTCTTTTTAGCAATAGCTAATTTCATGTCGTTGTCTCTGTCTGTCCAACCAAAGTGATAACCACCTCGATAAGAACCAAACAAAGCAATACATGTTGCTAATAACAAATAAGGTAATGGTATGCCAAACATTAGTCAACCTCTTTTCTTGCATTAGCTAACTCTTCTCTAGACTCATCATCTTCTAGATGTTCTGGAGGTGTATTTGGAGGAGGAGGTGGAACCCAAGATTCATCTAAGTCAGGGTTTTTCCAAACGGGCATAGCACCAAAAGGTTGACTAGGTAAACCATACGCAGATTGAGGGGGTGCGTATGATGAGCCACTATACAATCCTTGTTGCATTGGTTGACACATAGGTTGCATCATAGGAGGTGTAGGATTAAACGCTCTAGATACAGCACCCGCTGCTCTCTTGGTCATCACACCACCAATACCACCAACAATTAACAACACAATGTCATTTAACATTTTTGTGTAAGCCTGGTCAATTGGAGCCATGCTTTTAATAGGTTGCGTCACAAACGTAACAGAATAAAGCAAAGCAACAACAATAAAGCAAAGAATCAATGTGACTGCCATAACCACAAAGCCCCAAACTCTTACTTCAAATTCTTCAGTTGTTAGGTTTGGTTTCTGATTGTTGCTCATTGACTTTTTTCTCCAGGATTGGGGCTACTAAGTATTCAGGACACTGTTGTGTAAACAAACATTTAGGTTTTTGACACTCTGGTAATGCAAAGTTATCTGGGTTTTGACATGGATATCTATAGACATCTTTGCATCCTGTTAACAATAAAATAAATAGTAAGTATTTCATTTACCAAGACCAACCCTTCCAAGTAAAAGATTGACAATTTTGTTAGACAAATCATCAGGAAGAAACTTTAAAAACCCAAGAAACCACAAAGCTACACATCCATAAATAAATATTTTGAGTGCTAAATCAAAAGTTTTTTGATACTCATTCATCTGCCACTACATCTGCGAGTTGTTGCACAGAAGTCCATCAGTTCATTAATACCAATAAACACTAAGAACAAAACAAAAGCTACACCACCAATGATGATGGCTAACTCTTGCATCTCTTCTTCTTTTTCTTTAGCTTTCTTTTCTGCTCTCTCTAAAGCCCTAAGTTCTCTGGCATCATCAATGTCCATTTGATCTTGACGAGCTTTGATCTTGTTCCAGACATCAATCTTGCCTGTTGTCATAAAGAGCATCTTTAGTTCTTCTTCAAATGCTCTGGCTTGTTCTAAGGCCATCTCAATCTGTAGGGCAGTTCCCATGTTGGAACCCTTACCCTTCTTAGCCTCAATCAATGCCTTGGTAGCGGTACTTTTGGCATCAAACATCTTGCCAATCATGGGTGCAAGAGAACCTAAATCATTGGCTACCTTACTAGCCTTCTTGACCACGCTGATTGCTGACTGTATGCCAGCTAATGCTGTCATTGGATCAATCATTTTCGTTCAACCTTTTCCCATTTAACACAGTAAACCCTTCGGCTGTACACATCCCCTACCCACATCCATTTAACACACCTGTATTCAATGGACAAGAATAGCAAAAGTTCAAACATATTACTCTAAGAGTAAGACGTTATTAGGAACATATTGTGTCATTACCCAACTTGTTCCATCAGATACAAGCGTACAAGTATCACCAGCAACGGCAGCAAGAATAGCAGTACTAGCAGCTCCACCCACAAGTGGGACTACATTAGAAGAAGCAGACACCAATGTTTGAGCCTGGTAATTTTGAAACCTAAGAATACGTCCTGCATTAGCAGATGCTGTAGGCAAAGTAGCTACACAAGAAGTACTAGGTTTATTGTTAATAATCCAGATGTCACTGGTAGCAACACTAAAATTAGCTGTGTAAGTAACTGGAGCACTACCACTACCGCCTCCACCACCAGAAGCATTGATTGTTTGATTAGGCCAGGTTCCAGTAATTGTTATGTTTGTACCAGCTATAAGGCTTGGCGTTGATGTTCCAGTACCACCATAGATAACAGCTAAAGGTTTGTCTATTTTTACAGAAGTAAAGTATCCAGTAGAAGGGTAGTATTGACCTATAGGTGTGCTATCTATTTTGCTTTTTACAATAGTGACGTTAGAAAAACTAACGTTATTAGCAGTACCACCAGAGACACTAATAGCATCAGAGTTTTGTTGGCTCATAGAGCCATAAACTTTATCGCTTAGTTTCTGAAACCAATCTCTCCAGACAAAGCTTTCCCCAATCTTATCTTGGGGTATAGGTGCAACAGGTCTATTCGCCATCTTTTGCAGCTTTCTTTTTATCAAACTCTTGTCTACGTTTGCGTAAAGTTTCACCTTGTTTATTGTGCTCACTAGTCAAGGGTTCTCTACCAGCTTTGATTTCTTTATCCCTGTATTTCCAAGCGTTTTCTTTAAGAGTCAACTCTCGTTCAGCTCTTTTCTCTTTCTTTTGTTCTTTAGTAGAACCATAAAGAGGGAAACCTAATGTTCCTAGTAACGCACGTTTAGCACCTTCACCTTCAGGAGCTTCTCTAGCAGCAGACACTTGGAATGGAACAGCACCTTTTAGAATAGCTTCTGCTCTACCCAAAGCACTAGGATCAACTAGTTTAGGAGCTTGTGGAGAAGCATACTCAGTACCAGCAACACCAATGATTGCAGCTTTAGGTATAAACCCTAATTTGTTAGATAGAGTTTTAGCTGGGTCCATAATCCAGTGAGCTGGTTCCATAGCGTGTTTCATAGCTTGCATAGACGTACCATCTGGAAACTCAATACGTGTTGGGTCTTTGTTTTCCCATGCAGGTCTACCAGCTACCATCATATTAATGGTGTTAACTAAAGTGATGTAAGCAATTGCAGTTTTAAATTGATACAACCTAGCATAGTCAGCTTTGGTTGTAGGAGTCATCATGCCTTTGATGCCTTCAACAGGATTCCATTTGGTAGGATTTAAACCTTTTGGAAGGGCAGCAGTAAAAGCACGAATTGTTGAGAGCGTCCAATCAGGAGCAAACAACATAATCTGCAAACCTCTACGACCAGCAGGACTGTAAGCAGCCATAGCCATACGCTTAGCAAATTCATTTTGTGTTTGCGTAGCAGCATCAAACCAATTCAAACCACCAAAGCTGTCGTTAACAAAACTAGAAATTTCTTTACGAGCAGCAACTTCATCAAATGGTTTACCTGCTCTGAGTGCTTCCATACGTGCTCTGCCTAGGTAAGCATCAGCAACCATTATCTTGCCACCAGTGTGCAAGAAATCCCAAGTAATCTTATCAAAGATACCCAGGGTAGCTTTTTCTACAGCAGACAAAGACGACTCAAGTACACGAGTTTTAGGACCATACTTGCTAATCATTGAATCTGCAAATTTACCTGTAGCAGACAAGATTCCTTTAGAGACATCTTCTGGAACTTCTAAAACTAATCCACCTTCTTTGATCCACTTGTCTACGTTGTCACCTAAACCACCCTTTTTAAACTGGTCTAGAGCTTTGGTAATGCCAGAGTATTTTGTTCCTAATAACTTATCTATACCACCCAAAGTAATTTCTTTAGCAGGAGTCCACAATGGAATAGCGGAACCAGTGCTAGACAAAACCTCAATCAAAGATTTAGCATGGAAGAAAGAACCAATAACGTTAATACGTTTAGTAAGTTGAGACACATAGCCTAGCGCAGTCATCAAATCGCCAGGTCCAGCATCAAACACAAACTTTAAAGCTGGCATCAAATCAGGGTGAACAGCATACCCAGCAAACTGAGGACTGTCCATCATCTGCCAACCATAAGGCATTGGGTTTTCTTTATCTACTTCTTTAATTAAAGATTCACCCTCAACATTACGTATTTGCTTAAGACTATCTACTAACTTTTTATTTTCAATAGCTTTTTCCATTGACGTTGCATATTCTTTGTAGATTTGTGCAATGTCTTTGGTTTTAAGCTGCAGTCTCCAATCAGATTTACCAGCAGCTTCAATACGAGCGTTGACATCATTGATGTACCACTCTAGGTCAGCAAAGGTTTTAAACTTACGTTCTTTACCAAACTTGGATTCAGTAGTCATGCCTCCCATAGCGGGATCACGTTTACCTGTTCCTAGTAACGATTGAATAAACTCTTCACGAGCACCTTTGGGAGCACCACGCCAATCAAGAATGTGAGTAACGTAGTCTTCAAGCAGACCTTTAACAACACCTTCTTTAACAGCACGATCACCAATGTCTTTAACAAGAGCCTCATATTGTTTAGCAACAACAAGTTCTTCTGGGCTTAGACCAGATAGATCACCCTTATCAACAGCTACAGCAATGGCTTCTCTACGAGCAGGATCAGGAACAACCTCTTGCATTTGACCCATCTCATTGTGGATGATGCGATCATTAGCTAATTTGTTTTTGATGTTGATGCCAACAAACTTTTCAGTTTCTTTAATAGGTTCGAGCCAAGTCTTTTTATATTCTCGATAACCTTCGTAGAACCTAGTAGCCTCAGTAGGTCCATGCTTTTCGTAAATATCAGTGGCAATTTCATAGAATTCCTTTTCGTCTTTAACGTCACGAGGATCAGTTTTAGTTCTATCAACAGGAGCAGTCTTGTCTTTTTCCAACATGCTCTTAACAGAAGAGCCAGGTGTTGTGCTAGGCTCATCTGGTGAGCTAGGTGGTTTAGACGGGCTAACGTTAGGAGCAAAATCAGGACGAGGAGTAAAGTCTTTAGATTGTTTAATTAAAGAAATACCTTGATCCATCACTTCATCAAAAGCTGTACGAGCACCCTCTGGTACTCCTAAACCTTTACGGACTGTTTCTTTAAAAGCAGCCCATATGTTACTAGCAACACCTTTAGGTTGTTGTCCAACCTGGATACCAGCCAATAACTTTTGGAATGCTTTACTAGTAAATGCTTCAGCAGCAAACTCATGTACATCAGTAAATCCATAGCTGTCATCACCATGAGAAGCTTTGTATTTATCATACAACTCCTGCATTTTAATAGCAGCAGTACTACCTTGTTCAGACAGTAGTTTTTGTGTGCCAGCATGAATAGCTTCATGTAACAAAGGATGCATGTCTCCTTGTCTACCCATCTGCACTAAGTGTTCATCACCACCTAAATACAAACCAGCAGCATCTTGTTTCCAATTACCATCTTTGTCTTGATACATAAGATAGTCTTGGTAAAACTCTAGTCGAGCACTGCGAATAAAATTAGACTCATTAAGAGCTTTCATTAATATTCGTTGACTAATTCTTCCAAGTTCTTTGGTAGCAAGTATGCGATCAAATGCTTCACCAATGGTTTTAACACCATACAAATGGTCTTGCAGTTCTTCCCAAGTTGGTTTTCTAGGATTCTCAAATTTAACAGAAGGCATATCCTTAAACAACTGAGCATGTTCTGCTTCTAATTGTTTAATTTGTTCATTGATACTAGTAACACGTTGCTCGTCACCAATAGACGCAGCTTTTTCTGACTCAAACTCTAGTTCAAGTCGTTTGTACTCATTGTCTTCAAGAGCTTTTCTAAAGTCAGTTCTGCCTTTGTCTGCAACACTAATTAAACCTTCTGTTTTTTTAATTTCAGAGTTAATTGTTTCTAATTCTTTTTGCCATTTAACAAGTCTTGTAGCATCACCTTCTTGAGTTGCCATAAGAATTTCTTCCCTGACAGTTGTTTTATCACCCTCAAGAGCATTAAGTTGTTTTCTGTAGTAGTCTTTATTTTCAGTAGGCTTCTCTGTAATAACTTCTTTAGGAGGAGCATTAACATCCTGCTCAACAGGAAGTTCAAAACGTTTGTCACCTGCCTTACGCAAGTCTTCACTACGCAAACCTATTTCAGGATTTTCAGGTAAGTAATCAACAGGAATCTGACCAGTTCTTGTAGCCCGTGTAGCAGCTTCCTGACGAGTTAAGAAGTTACCACGCTCATCTACAAAACCTTGGTCATGTGTATCAGCAGTTTCAAGCTTACGCTGTTCATCATGTTTTGGACCCATGCGTTCAATAGCACCAGTCTCTTTGTTCCTAATAGCAGTTTCAACTAACGCAGCTTTATCATCACGTTCAGCTTTAATAGCTTCAAGTTTTTGTAGGTATACAGCTTTCTCTTCTGCTGTAGCACCTTCAGGTGGTCTAGGAGGCAGAGGATCATTAGTAGATTTAATTGTTGTATCTCCACCACCAGGCAGGATAGTAGAAATTTTTGAACCAATCTTCTCACCAACCTTAGTGCCTAAAGCAAAGGGAATCTTACCTGCTACGTTAAAGCCAGGCATAGCCATACCTGCAACAGTAGATGCACCTACTTTCCAAGGAGTGATTGTTCCTTCACCTGCATACTCAACACCAGCTTCAATACCACCTTGCATACCACCAGAGATAAGACGTTGACCAACATCTGTAGAAGCAAGCTTGGCAACTTTACCTGCAGTGGGAGACAGAGCAGTAACAGCAGTTTTAGGAGACATACCTGCCATACCTACACCCAACTCAGTTACAAATGTAGCTCCAGGGAATGCTTTCTTTTCTTCTTGACGTTTAGCAAAGTCTTCTGGAGCAAACAATTCATGCATCCAGTCTTGTACTTTTTTAGCAGAACCTGATGCTAAGAATGCTCCACCAAGACCGCCACTAAGTTGAATAGCTCCAGCAACAACAGGAGCAAAAGGACCAGTTAAAGGAGCAACAGCAGTAGCTACAGGCATAGAAGCAGCCATACCTGCACCAAAGCCAGCTAAGCCAGCACCAGTAGGAATAACAGCTTCTGTTGCTGTACGACCAATGTTTGTAGCAATCCTACTAGGAGACTCTTGATCTAAACTAGCTTTAGGGTATACACCAAAAGCAGCACCACCTTTACCCTCAATAAGGGGGGTAGTAGAAGTTCTAGCTTCTGCTTGTTTAGGTATTAGATCATCAAAAGAAATATCAGCTCCCTTGGAAGGAGCTGATTTATCTGTTTGTTTACTTGGAATCAAATCATCAAAAGAGATGTTGTTAGCCATACATTACTCCTTAAATGAAACACCAGCTTCTTTTAGTCTAGCCTTAACTTTTTCTGGATCAGCACCATTCTTAATGGCTTCATTAGCCTTAGTAATAGCTGCGTTGTTTTGCTCTTGAGTTAGTTTAGCAGGAGGTTTGTTACTAGTAGCACCAGCTTTAGCGGGAGCAGCAGTTTCTGCTTTAGCAGCAGGTTTTGCAGCTTCTGGTTTCTGTTCTTTAGGTGCTGTAGGTTCAGGGAATAACTCTAACTCTTTAGTTAAGTTATCAACAACAGCTTGTTTACCTGGAAAATCAGGAGCAGTTGTAGCAATATCAAGTTGCTTTTTAATTTGACTACGTTGAAATTTATCACGAGCTTCAACAGCTTTTCTATAAGCCAAAGCTGCTTTTTCACTAGGTTCAGAACTATTCCACAACAATCCTACTTTGCTTTTTTCTTGTGCAGCATCAGCCGCATCAACAGCTTCAGTTAACTTTTCTAAAGTCTTTTTACCAGACCTATCAATGTTTTCAACAGCTTTGTTGTACAAATTCCAATCACGCATCTCACGATCAGTACCACCAGTTAGTTTGCGATTAAGCAAACCATCTTGACGAATACGTTCAATGCGTTCACGAGATTCATTAACAAGAGCTTGTTTTTCTAATTCAATTTGTTTAAGTTGAGTAGCCATCTGACCTTTAGCATTTAGCATAAGGTTCTTAGTAGCTTCTTTCTTTTCAGCACCAGTCATCTTATTCCAGTTGGCTTCACCAACTTGACCAATAAGAGCTTTTTTACTTTCTGCAGGTAACTGGTCTACAAATTCATTTACTTTGTCATCGGGAACGGCGGCAATAACACCATAAGCATTACCAATTTGTTGAGCTGTTTGATCTAAAGTCTTTTGTTTATTAGCCAACTCTCTGGTGTCATACAACTCAGCAGCAGTTAAAGTTTTAACACCATTCTCTACATCAGCATTTTGAAATTGAATGGCAGCAGATAAACGTAACTTTTCAGCATCAGTTGCAGCTTTAAACTCTGGTGTTTCAGCTAATGCTCTTAGTTTTGCTTTAGAGGATTCACTGGCTTTAAATCCAGTATCAGCAACAAGATTAGAAAGCTTAGTTTTTTCAACATTAAGTTGGTCTTGTTCAAGTTTAATCTTGCCTTCTTGTGTCTTCTGTTGCATTTGTTCTGCAGCAGCAGCAGTATTGGCCTCATCATATTGAGCACCATATACATTTTGTTGTAGGGTACGGGCAGCATTACTGCCAGCAACCATGTCTGTCATTAAGAATGCCATGATTTAATCCCTATTATTTTTATGCGCCACCATAAATGCCGCCTTGAACAGCACCTTCGTACTGACCATAAACAGCATTAGGATCAGCGTAGCCTTGATTAACATAGCTCATAGGTGTTGAAGCATTTGAGCCAGCAAATTGACCAGCTATTTGACCAGCAGCACCCATGCCTTGCATAAAGCCTTGTTGGTTTTGTCCCATCTGAGCTAAACCCATACCTGCAGCTTGAGCAGGATTGTTAGTAGCACCAGAACCTTGAGCAAGACGATTGAGGTAATCAGTCATAAAACCATAGTAACCTTTTTGACCAGTTTGTTGGAGTGCTTGCATCTCATTACCAGAGTACAACATACCTGACTTAGCTGCAGTACGTTGTGTTGCTTCCATAGCAGGGTCTATAACTCCCGTTTGATATTGAGAGAATCCTGGCATAGATTCAATATTAGTGCTTGCTCCTGGTTGTAATGCACCAGAATACATAGCACCTAAGTTAGCTCTGTAATCCATAAAAGGATCAGCCATACGTCGTGTTTCAGCACCACTAGGTGCTCCTTCAAAACCAAGCATCTTACTAACACCACCTTGAGTAAGGGAGTTAATACCACCAGCTATTGAGATGGCTTGTACAGCAGTTAAACCAAAAGTCATTTTATTTCTCCGTAATCAAGTCTTTAGTTGAGTCAATCAGACCCAGTTCTTTATAAGATGGAGCAATTACTTCTTCTTCCATCTTAGCTAGGTTTTCTTCACCTAAATGTTTAGTGAGATGTACTGTTACCCAGATGGTATCTTCCTCTGCAATAACAGCACGTTTAAGACCTATCTCAGAAACAAAGATACAAGGAGCCTCAAAATACTTTGGTCCAAACTCTGTTGACACAGACACTTTACCTTGCATGATAAAGTTTAAGTGTTGATGCCTATGAATTTTACCTATTATTAAGGTTCCTTTGGGAATAAACATTTGTCGGGCGTAAGTGCCGCAACCATAGTTCTCATCAATAGGAGCGTAATAATGGGTTAATTTGCAGTCAGGCAAAGTATCTTTAGTTGTACCTTCAGCAATCATTTTTAACAGTCCCTCTTGAACATTAATGATGTTCTCTCGAAACTGCACTTTACTAATGTTGTTATTAGTAACAATCTCAGTCATCTGCGATACCTCCCACCACCAACTTCTTGTTCTTGATCCATTTCACCAATCCTGAAATCAATTTCAGCACTGTCAAGACGAAGAGGAACATTACTGGTACACAAAAACTCCCAAGCTCTACGCCTATCCGCACCACTTAGGTACACTTGAGCACGAGGAGCATTAAGGTCTACAGACCTATAGTTAGACCAAGTGTTGTAGTCATCACCACTATGGCGTATTTGCATAGTTCCAGCTACTTTATCTCCAATAATTTCTAACCTACCAAAGAATTTACGCTTAGTACTTCCGTTGTCAGAGATGTCAGTGACAGTGCGGCAATAGATAGGTTGACCAGCATCTTGGTATGTATTGACATTTAAGTAATATAAAGTTGCTGTATCGTCATCTAAGACGTAAGGCACACCATTTAATTGGGTGTAATAGGTAGGTCTAAAGTAAGATTCTTGGTACGTACCTGGGTTAGGTTGGTCATTACTTTGCAAAGAGTATTGAGTCCATGTGTACCACATCTTCTCATTAAGGTCATAGACCAAAGTTTGATGGATGTTATGTAGTGTAAGGATATACAGTGTATGACCATTGATTGTGTAGCAATATGCAGCTATATCACCTAAACCATCAGCTTCAATGTGTCGATCTATGTTGGCAGAAGAGATACGTACAGGAGCTGTACCATCCATCATGTACACAGATTTACCATAGGTTTTACTAGTGCCTACCCAAAGAACAGTGTTATTAGTAGCAACAACAGAGTCGCCATTAGCACAACCAATTTCAGAGGTGTAACTTGCAGCTAGTCCCAAAGGTGAACCAGTAGGATTAGCTACGTCATAAAAGAACTGAGTGCTTACAGCCCCAAAAGCTACAAGGTAATTTAAATGTTTAGCTATGCCTACTAAAGTATCTGAAGTTTGTTCAAAGCTTAAGAAGTTTAAAGCGTTCCAAGTAGTTGGATCACCTAAGTCGGAGTTGTAAATTCTGTTATTACTAGTGCCAACAAACACATAGTTATCTAAAAATACAGTACCAGATACATAGGGTGCAGTAGGCACAAAGTTTAATGTGGCTGTTAGAGCACCACCTGAACCCTCATCTGTAAAAGTAATAGTGCCTGATACGGGGTCTGTTTTAGGAGTATCTAAGGTTATTTGAGTACCAGCAATAGCTGTAACCTTAGAACCAGTAGCAACACCAGTTCCTATAACTGTCATGCCTACGTATAAACCCGTAGCACTACTTACAGTAAAGTCTACGTAACTGCTTGCTATATCAGTACCAGTTGGTGTTTGATTAGCAGGTAAGTTAATTGTAATAGTAGGTGCAGAAGATAGTCCTGAACCTTGATTAGTAATTGTGGCACTGAGGATAACCCCAGTAGTAGGGTCTACTTCAGGCGTAGCAGCACAACCACCAGCAGAAAAAGATAGGGTAATCCCTTGGCTGTAGTTAGTTCCGCCTTCAGTAACAGTGATAGCATTAATTTTATCTGTAGTTACAGTGCTAAATACTCCAGTTTTACTGTACAAATATAGATTTAATTTGTTATGAAAAAACGTATAAGCATCTAAAAACGTATTTACAAAATAACTTTGACTAGTGGATACAGATGTTGAACCTATAGTTGTAACTACATACCCAGTAGGGTTTACTTGGTATACAACGTTATTAATAACAGCAATCAACTTATTGTTAAAAGCATTTAACCCCTGACTATCTAAGTAAGCAGGAGGTGTAACAGGTGTAATTTGTGTACCAACTACAAGACCTGGGCGTTTAATAAACTCTCGTTTTGTATCTCTAGTTTCAAAAAAACAATTAGACGAGTAAGAGTCTTTATTAAAAGTCCCATTACGAGACTCAATAGGCTGCGTTAATGGAATACGTTCTGTAGTCATGCTTAACGTCCGTAAGAATTGCTACTTATAGAACGATAGTCAGGAGAGAAGAATGTGCTAGAGGCTTCAACATCCCAATCAACTAGTTGAGCTTTATAGGCTGCAGCTCGTAAAGCAATCTCTTGTCTAGCGTTCATGGGTACACCATATTCCATAGACAATTGATCTGCAAGATTCCACACCAAACAATTCATCCATTCATTTGGAAAGTCTGGTACACCTAAAGCAGTGGTCAAATCATCTAATGGCATTTGAGCAATAAGATGCATTTGTAAGTTAGTTTGGGTGTAAAGATTAGGTGTTAAATACACATATAACACACCATTTAGTTTACGTGGATCATAAAAGATAGTATTAGCAACACCAGTAGACTGTTTAGAACCTAAGATGTTGTATTCCTGTTTAGAGATAACCATCACAGGCACATCAATTGGCGGTGTGTTTTGGAGATTACGATAAAATCCTTGAATAACCTTTAGTGGTCTATCTGTAATAGCTACAGTAGGATTAAGAGAGTCATACATCAATACAGATGTAGAGCCACCAAGAATGTACGAAGTTTGATTATTAACAAGAGGAATAATAAGTTCAGATATTTTCCAAAGCTTAAGTCCGTCTGTGCTCATTTGTTTAATTAGCAGATTAAAAGACATAGAAGCATTAGCTATAGTCTCTGCATCAGGAGTAGCACCAATCTCAATAACACCTAGTTTACGTAAAGCTAGGGTAATAATTTGATCTCGTGTAACTGTGTACGTAGAACTCATGATTATCCACCAGTCAAAAAGTCGTTTAATCCAGGGTATAGTTTACCTGCTACAGCACAACCTGCAATAGCAGTAGGAGGCACAGCTATTGAGCCTTCCATAGTACACACAGGACGATACCCATTGTCTATACCTGCTCTAGCACAATCTGCTTGTCCATAGTCAGCTATACCTTGAGAAGTAATGGGAGTACAAACAAATAAAAACTTGTCTGAAGCTTCTGGTCTAGCCCAAGGGGGTGCTTGTTTATCTGCTACACCACGTACAAAGTCTTGAGGCTGTCTAGGTTCCCAATCGCCAGAACAGACCATAACTCCGTCCCAACGCTTTTGTAAGTCGTGCTCTTTAAACAAACGACCACAAACATCGCAGATAACCTTCCAACCTCCGTTATCCCACCTAGGTTTGTAAGACATGGCATTTAGCTCAAGTTACGCAGCTTATAAATAGTGGACAAATACAACCCAACAATTTCATCAATGATGTTTTGAATTGCACTAAGGTCACAAGTTTTACGAAACTTTTCAATTTCTAAAACGTGTTGTCCTAAAATGTCCTCAATCTTGCCCTTACCACTGTGATTAAGTACAGGTATGTTTTGCATTACCTCATCGTAACCTTGGTAAGCTTCAGCAAGTTTATCTGCTAAGTCAACAACTTCATCATAAAAAGTGTTTAAAGCTACATGTTGAGAATAACTTTTAGTACGAAGGTGTTCTAGATGTGCAAGAGTGCGATCTAAAAACAATAAGGCAATGATTTGTTCCATGTTTTATCCTATGAATTCAACTACAGCAGTGACGGGAACAGCAGAATTAAATACAACAGAAGTAGTCGTATTTTCAAAATAACTAGTACCAAGTATTTGTCTTACACCATTGACATATACATCTAGAGTATTAGCTCCAACAGTATAGGAAAAAGGAACTGTAAACAAAGTTTGACCTGATGTGGCTACAACTGTACCTCGTTGTTTTCCTTGGTAAACGTAATTGTTTACATCGTTAAGCCAAGCAGAAACAATGGGAGTAGTGTTGTCAATAAAGTATGTACTTGCCATAACGTGTTCCTAGTAACAATTACTTATCTTGTTTGTTGTCTAACTTATCAAAAATTTTACCTAGCATATTCTTAATTTCATTAAGATCATCTCGGTAATCATCTTTAGCTACATAAGTCTTAGGTAAGTCTTCTCGTAGTTTAGATAAATCAGATTTAAGCTCTTTAACAGCAGACCACAACTCCCTAGCAAACCATCCTAAAACACTAAAGCCTAGTCCTAAAGCTGTGTTAATAAGGTATTGTGAATCCATAGTTTACTAAGTACAAATTAAACAGCAATGCCTGGGTAAACTCTACGCATAATAATCTTATACGTTAAGCCATAGCTGCTACTAGTAACATTCATTTGAACATAACTAGGAATGGTGTAAGTCAAACCTGTAGGAGTACCTGCCGTAGTTGTTAAACCCACGTTACCACATGTATATGTTAGACCTGTAGGTGTTCCTGCTGTTGTGGTTATAGGTGATCCACCAGCAATAGCAGATAAGGTAAACGTTGTACTTCCATTTGTAGCAATGATGTAGTACGTTGTTGGGTTGCTATAACCTGAGATTGTTCCAGTACCACCATAAGTACCTGAGATAGTTATAGTTGCACCTACAGTCAATGTAGTAGCAGCACAGCTAAATTGTCCAGCAGTTCCAGTAATCGCAACTGTGGACAAAGTACCCGTGTTGTAAGTGCTAGACAAAGTGAATGTTGTCGTGCCGTTTGTAGTAATGATGTAATAGGTTTTAGGATCAGTGTAGCCTGTGATAGAACCTGTACCGCCATAAGTGCCAGAAATTGTTACAGCCATACCAACAGTTAATGTTGAAGATGTGCAACTAAACTGACCTGCAGTACCTGTAATAGCTACTGTTGCTAAGTTACCGCCTACTAATCGTAACCATGCTGGAGTTGTACCAGAGTAGCTACGCAAAGTACCATTCATAATAGTACCCGCATCAAACCCAGTACTTAAATCGGCTGCACCTGCATAACATGTATATTCATACAGTGCTTTAGAGTTAGCTGCTGATCCTGTGCTCTCAGATGCAGGAATTGTATATGTTGTTGTCCAAGCACCATTGGTAATAAACCCATTTTGGGAATACATAGTTTCGTTACCAAAGATAACGCTACCACCAGCTACAGGTACAGTTACATTTTCACCGATGACTAGATCACGATTAGATGAGATATCTGCATTGATCCTTGGTAAATACAAGTTGTAAGGATACTGAAGCGTTACACCACGTTCAGGAAACGCTACAGCTGTAAAGATAAAGACGTTAGCTGCAGTGCCACTTGTCCAACCATAGGGTGCTCTGATAACTGGTGTAGCTTCAATACTTACAAAGTTACGTCCATTTTGTTCAAAGTAGGGCGTAATAATTTCAGCCATACCACCCGCAAGGTGGAACGCACCATTGGTTGTTGTGCTACTGCCGCTGTACTCAATGACGCAATTAATGTACGTCATGTTATTTGCATTAGTTTGTGTAATGCCACGCAAACAACCAGACACATAAGCACGATTAACTGTTACTGATGTGCAAGCAACGCCTAAATTAAGTTCAAAACTTAAACCATAATTACATTCGCCAGCAGTGTAGTTATCAATGCCAACATAAACACAACCTTTTATTTCACAACCAGAACCACTAAAGTTAGTCGCACGGATGTTGTTGAATTGGGCGTAAGACGTACCAGTAGACAAAATGCCGTATGTTGCAAATGCGTCAGCTTTTGTGCCGTTAGATGTAAGAATTAAATTCTCAATGTTAAAAAACTGTTTAGTCTCAGGTTGCGGTGCAACATACTGAATATTAAAAATAGATGCTGTAGTAGCTGTGTACAACTTCAAAGTTGTAGACATGTCAAATCCACTGATCTTTCTTACAGCGTCATTCTTATTGATTGTTAAACCAGAATTTAATCGGTATGTGCCAGAAGGAATAATAATTTCTACAGCACCAGAATTGATTGCTGCTTGAATTGCTGGTTGGCTATCAGCTACACCTGTTGGGTCAGCACCAAAGTCCAGTACATTGACTGGAGCACCATTAATCATCGAATAGGAAACTTTTGTAAGTGCCATGTTTTACTCCGTAGGTTGTGTAGGCCACACGATTGTCCAAGGGAAACCTTCTTGTGTAGGTACATCCCGCAATGCTTGGCAGTAGTCTTTCCACTCTTGTGAGGGTGTCATGTCACTGCGAAATCTCCAATCAGTCTCAGCCAGCTTGGTGTCGCGTGTGGTGCGTACAGACTTGGCCTGCTCGGTATCCTTCTGAGCCTTGTAAGCAGCCTCATTGTCAGCAGCAGATGTGACATTGCCAGTCTCATCTGTAGTGTCTGTAAACACAGGGCCAAGGATGTACTTTGTGTACCATTTTCCATCAATCTGCTCAACACCTTGGCGTTGTGAGTATTGATAGACAGTGCCACCAGTAGCCTGTGGGCCTTCAAACACTACGTCAGCACCAAACTCGTTTAAAAGTTCTTCTGACAACTGTTGTGGCATTGAAGTGTTGGGGTGTAATGCACGAAATTCTGCTTCGTACATGACTGCGCCTGTTGATTGAATTCTGATTTGCATGGTAATTCCTTACGATATAGCCAAAAAGATAAAACTACCACCACTTGCATTGATGGCAGATGGCGCAGTTGAACTAATCTCAAACCCTGCGCTGTATGTGTCAATGTAGTCGGTGTTTGTTACTTCTGCTGCTGTACTGTTTAAGAGCAAGTAAGGGTCATTGCCTGACACGATGCCTCTAGCTGTGTCCCATACATACCAGTCACCAGTTGAATCAGTACGCTTGATAAGAACAAACCTAGCACCACCTGTAAATCCACAATCAATTTGAAGTGTTGTTCCTGTACCTGTGTATGAGCCTACTTTGGAAACACCTGCACAAGTAGCAAATAGGTACGAAACTACAGTCCAACCAGCAGAATAACCAGGCGCAGTAAATTGAGTAGATGTTGGACTTAAAGACTGACTACCTGCTGCATCTGTAAGATTTAATTTTAAACTTAAAGTTCCTGAAGTTATGTAAACAGGCCAATTTTGTGCATTGCTTCGTACTTTTACGATTTGCAATTCAGGAGTTACACCAAGATTGTGTTTTACAGCTAGAGTACCAGTTCCGTCATCAGTAAAGCAAACCACATCCATAAACGATGGCGCTCTTTTAAAGTTCCATTGAGCATAAGTTACTGTGCCACTATTAGCATTACTCCCACTACCAAGTGTTACGCCATTCATATTGAGCGACAAAACTACGTTAGTGCCTACAGTTTCTGCAATTGTGTTTGTTGGAACAAGAAACTGACTAGCTCCACGCAACCTATCAACCATTACGTTTAAATAAAGGCTATCAAATGACCTTGCTTTTGAGAAAAACAAATCAGGTGCAAAACCAGTAGATGTGATTGTTGTGTCAACACCAGTACCAGAATAGGCATTAGGCGCAAACACACTAGTCCCCACAGTAGGCACTGCCATCGGGCCTCTGCGAATGGCTATGTAGATGTAATCTCCAGCACCCCATCCAGCGGCTAAATTAAATCCTGTGGCAGTTGGGTCAATGCCGTAAGTTCCTGCTTCCGCAGCTGATGAATTGGCATATAAATATTTATCACCAGTTCCTGACGCATTATCAACAACCAAGCCCCGCATGGTGTCAAACATCCACCAGCTATCTGAGCCACTAGATTTTCTCCACAAAATCCATTGAGGCTCATAACCAAGACTTACACTTTGAGCTGAACCAGTTACAGCAACAGACCCACACGAAATCACATTGTCTGTACCAGTCAGACCAAAGCCTCCTGCGTTGCTTGCATAGACATACATCACATAATTTGCGCTTGAATCTAATGCACCAGTTGAAGTATTACTTGGAAAAGAAACTTGGGTACTTGATGGAGTTAACCAAGTGCCGCCACTATTGGTTTGTGCGCTTGTTGTGTTTAAAAATAAATAATAATTTGTTGATGGCAAGGATGTATGCCAACAAAACCATAGTCCTGTGCTATCAGTTCTTTTTACGATAACAAAAGCTGGTGTACTGCCTAACGCATGGCTAACAGTTGCCGACCCATTTGACGCTGTCGTAAACGTCACAACATCAAAGAACTTTGGTTGCTTGCGGAATGTCCATGAGGCGTAGGTCTGGGTGTTTAAATTGATGTCATCATTTCCACCAATGCTATACCCAGTTGAAAGAAACGTATATGCGGCAGAAGAACCAAGTTGCCCTGATGTATCGTTTGAATATAGTTCTAAACCCCCTCCTCTAACCGTATCTCTCAGTTGATGGTAAGTTACACCGTTGCGCTGTTTAGCCCAAACTAAGCCACCCTTAGTAGACAAGTCAATGCCATTGGTAATGGTCTGTGTAGAGCCATTGCCTGTGTAAAGGTATGTGCTAAACACATCCTCAATGTAGTTAACCGCACCCGCACCCGCAGCGACTTGTGACGTATTAGCTGAAAACATATTTACCCTTAGACAGAGTAGTTCTGACCAGCAACTGATCCGTACCAGTTTGTGCCATCACTTGTGAACACAAACTTGTCCATCTTGCTTGCCGTAGCTGTCAGGGTGGGTGCAGTGCCACTAGGCCACTGGACTGTTGACCAAGTGACTGTATAAGCACCTGCACCAGTTTTAAGCAACAACATAAATGACTTACCACTTACTGCCGTAGGCATGGTGATTGTGCAAGTACCTGTCAAGGTAATGATCTGCACAGTGCCGTTAGTCAAAGCCAAAGTAATGGCAGTTGAACTGTTGGCAGAATAAGGTGTTTCAACGTAGTTGGTAATTGTTGGGTTTGTAAGGGCAGGGGCAGAGTTTAAAACTACTGAGCCTGTACCTGTAGAAGTCGTAACGCCTGTACCGCCTTTAAGCACTGTGATAGTGCTAAGACCTGGGGTAATGTCAGAGATAGCCAGCTTTACTGTTGAACCACTTTGAACAATAGGCAAGACTTCTGTTCCTGCAACTGGTGTAGATGCAGCGGTTAGTGCAGAAATTTTTGTATTAGCCATGTTTATTCCTTACTTAATAAGCAAATTCTACTTTAGCTGTAACAGGAACAGCTGCTGTGAAAGTAACAGTTGTGGGATTGGTTTCTACATAACTAGATGTAAAAGATTGTTTAACTCCGTTGATATACACAACTAACCTTTTAGTTCCAACAGTATATGAGAAGGGAAGATTAAAAACTGTTTGCCCAGACGTAGCTGTAGTTTCCCACACTTGTTGTGGGGCATACACATACTCATTAACGTCATTGAGCCAAGGAGCTTCAATAACAGTTCCAGTTACAAATACAGTTGAAGCCATATGTGTCCTAAATTACAACAGAATATAACCATTATTTTCTTGCAACAATGCGTCACCTGTTTCCATCAACAGTTTTTCTTCTACGGGTACGATTGGGTATGTAGTGACACCATATAAATCTGTAGCTACGCCATACAAAGTAATGTCTACACTTCCAGGATTGTCATAAGCTCCATAAAAGTTTGTAGTAGTTACTGACATAGTTACACACCCATTATGATTTCAGCAGTTGCATTAGTACCAGTAACGTTAGTTACGTTAACACGAACATATCGCCAAGGACAAATAGTAGTAAAACCATCTGTAGATGTAGTTGTGCCGCTTAGTGTAATAGTACCCATAGTAATCCAATTAGACTTAGTACCATTAAATGTAGCAGTTTCATTAGACACTTGAACAGCAACAGTTGCAGTCACAGTACCTGTGCCAGTAACAATAGCTTGGAAAGTACCATAAGGACTTTCTTTGTAGATAGGTGAAGAAGCTTGATTAGAGGTTGTAGAGTTCACACCACTAAAAGCAAAATAGCGAGGTTGTTCGCCACTCTTAAGAAACATATCAGCCATATTAAACTCCCACTTTGTTTACGTTTAACACTAAATTGTTTTGTAAAACCACACCTAACATTGTTGTGCTAGATGTGGTATTTACTTTAACTTATTAGCGTGTAACTTCTTGAGCAGCCAACACAAAGTCAGTAGTCAATGTATCAGTTGCTGTAGGAGTAATCTGAAATACAGGACTTAACAAAGCATTAGTTAAGTTAGTACCAGTAGAACCAATAGTAACATTAGACACACGAGCATCCATAGCTATGTTTTGTGGAGTAGTGCCTGAGTAAACAAGTAAGTCTGTACCATCATAGTAGAAACCAACTTCAACATAAGTGTCAGCCACTGCAGTTGCAACACCAGTTACCAAAGTAGTAGCAGTGCTGTTAACAGTGGACACCAAATTGATAGAAGTAGATGCAGCAGCTTTAGCAAACCACAAACCTTCAGTAGCACTAGCACCATTACGCAAACCAGCGTAAAAGGATACGTTACCAGCTACAGCAGAAGCTTTAAAACGGCACACATACCAAGAACGATTACCAGCTACAAATTGGTAAAACGTAGCAGGTTTATAAGCAGCAGTAGCTGTGGTAGTACTACCTGGAGTAAGAACAGCAATACCACCTGCACCATTACCAAGAGCAAATGTAGAAGATGTACCTGATACTGTAAAGTCAGTACCAATCAATGTGTTGAAATCATTGATATAACTAGAGCTACCTGTGTACTGATTGCTTGCAGTATGAAAGGGATCAGGAAAAGGGTATGAATGCAGAGGTTCGTTAGAGAATGCAGTAGATAAACCGTTATAGAGTCGTGTTGGATTTGACATGATAGTTCCTTTGACGTTGTTTAAAACAACGCTCAATTAAGAGCGTCATCGGATATAAGAATTGTACTTTACATTTTCTTTTTAGGCATAGTCTTTTTTGCAGCCATTTTCTTCATAGGAGCCATTTTCTTTTCTCCCATCTTAGCTTGCAATTTGACATCAGGGCGTTTGCCCTTTTCTTTTTGACGTTCAAAGCTCATTTTAAATTCCTTTGGTTAAAAAAAGAACCCCCTCCTTTTGGGAGAGGGTTTGTTACTAGGAACAATTACGGACCATTAACACCGAAGATAGCACGGGGATCAGACCAACCGAAACTATAACGCTCGTAGCCTTTGGCTTTAACGTTCATAGTATCAAAGTCATTGTCCTGATCAAACGTGACAGCATGACGCTCATAGTACTTCATACCAGTACCACCAGGAATGGTGTTACGAATAAACCAAGCGTGTGGGCTTGAGAAGTAGTGGTTCACTTTGAAGCCACCAGGCAAGTAGTTGCCAGTTGCAATGACGTTAATATCATTGTTGGCATTACCTGTTTGGTACTGAGAGTGCAGAATACGTTGAGCATTAAACACTTCTTGACGAGCAATGTGCAAGCTGTTAGGTTGAATAGCAACCAACAAATCACGATCATTACGCAGACCCATGATTGCGATTACTGCATCTTCCAAAGCAGCTTCTGACAAATCAACGTCAACTGTAGGCTTGTTAGCCCATGTACCACCAGCCGTATTAGGGTGGTTAGTAGCGCACAAAGCGACACCATCACCACCTTTATACGTGCTATTAAAAGCACGGTTGTACACGTTAGCAGCAATGTTTTCTTTCGTTTGACGGAAAGACATTGCCAAAGCAGAAGCACGTTTCTTAGAGATTTGCTCATACAAGTTGTCATCCAACTCTTCTTTAGTCACGATATAACCCATTGCGTATGCAACGTGTGTATAACGTGTAGTAAAGCCTTGGATTTCAGAGTCGTATGCAGTCCCTTGACCTTCAGACTTTACAGGAACTAAACCGAAACCAGACAGTTGAACGTCTTCTTCGTAGTTCTGAGTAGAAGTATCTTTGTCAAAGAGATCAATATACTCTTCTGGATGCTCATTGTAGACTTGTCCCCACCAAGCTTTAACGCCAGGCCATAGAGCCTTGGGGTGGGATGCGGTAGTAATTACACCAGCCATGATTTATTCTCCTTAATTAGACTGCAAGGTAGTTAACGACTGTGCCAGAAGCAGAGGCGATAGTACCAAATTCGTGGTAGTTAAACTTGCACAACACACGGACATAAGGACTAGCAGCACTAGTAACTTCGTTGTCGATACGTTGAACAGCACCAAGCATACGGATTGGCAAAGTAGCCGTAACTGCTGGACCAGTAAGGACCATATCAGAAAACGGGGAACTTGTAGACAAAGAAGTCTGGTTAGCGGCAGAGATAGTCACAGCAGTGTTCAAAGACAACTGAGCTTGTGTAGCACCAGTAGAATCAAACTGAGCTTCAAACAGGACAAATGGATCATCCACAACATAGATATAACGCACACTAGTACGAGTACCAGCAGGAATATATGTTTGTGTCAAATCCAAAGTAGTACCAACCAAGCTTACGCCAGGATCAGCAACACGAATACCCACAATAATGCCCAAAGGCAAAGCAGAAGTAGTTGTTGCGCCACCCCATTTCTGGATGTAACGGATACCAGTAGAATCCGATCCAGCTCTGGACATCACGCAATCACCGATTGCATAGCTATTGGTAGTGTCAGCAGTAGGGATAGCGTATACACGACCCTGCTCATTCCACTTACTTCCTAGCAAGTTACCAACAGGACTGAACCCGTTGGGTTTGTTTACGTTAGCCATTTAAGACTCCTTATAAAACATTAGTTAAGTTTGATTCCATCACGAGGAGTATAGAAAGATGAATTATCTCCAGTTATCTTACCCTTGCGAATAGAAGCATCAATGCGATTGTTTTTAGCCTGAAGTTCAGCTTGATCTTCCTCATACCATTCTTGCCGAATCTTCATTAAATATCCGTATTGCTCCGTGCCTTCTGCACGAGGATTTACAAGATACCTAATTCTTTCTCCAAGATCACCATTACGGCTGACCACATTCTCACTCACGCCTCCCACTTCATCGGGTTTTACAAATTCATAGCCACTATCCATAGCCTCTTGAATTCGTCCTCCAGCATCTGTAAAGACGTGGAGATGATAACCTTCTATCTGTGTTCGAACACTTATCTTAGCTTCTGTCCCATTAAAGACATTCCTACGTTTTCGAGTTGTACCATCTTCTGCAGGTCTAGAAGCAACGGCTGCTGCTTGTTTTTCTGCCACTTTCTCTAGAAGACGATCACGTTTTTCAAACTCATTTAGTGCACGGGGCATATCAATTTCCTTTAATATAAGTTAAAAATCAGTTCCAGTCAAAGTCTGCAACATATTGTTCACGGGTCATAAGCTTTTGCTTAACAAACCGATCACATGCAGCTTTAGCTTCAGAGGGTAAATTTTCATAAGATTGGGCATTGCCGCTACTGCGTCCTTGCCTACCTGATCCAGATTCAACCCGACTACGTAAACTTTGTTTTTTACCAAATTTATTTGGAAACTCTTCTGCTAACACTTCATCAAGCTTATCTAAGAATGGTTGTCCCTTAAGCATAGGAAACTCTACTCGGAGGCTTTCACCAATACCATTAACTACAGCAGTCATTCGTTTATCTTCACCAAACCAAGTGTTGCGATCTAACCACGCTTGTAAGCCTGGGTCAATCTCAGCTTGTGTTGGCTCAGGTGTTTTAACAACATCTGCGTCTTTAACAGCTTGTTTAGCTTCTTTGTATTCTTCTTTTGCAAGGTCTAATGCATCATCTAAAGCATTGACTTTCTGACCATCCCCATCGCTAATAGCTTGAGCACGGCTTTCTTTAATCTCTTGAATACGCATTTCGTATTCATTAACTTTACGTTCATAAGTTTCACGTTGAAACTGTTTGAACTCTTCTGCTGCTAATCGAAACTCTTTAAGTTGCTCTTTTGTAGCATTAAGGTCTTTAATAAGATTCTCATTATTCTTACGCAGAATAGGAAGAATCTCTCGACCACGTTTTACAAAAACATCAGCATCTACCCAATCAGCTTCATTACCACGAAACTTTTCTTTAGGAACCCAACCTTGAGATTCAGCCTCATGTTGAATTTCTGGAGCAACTTCGTTACTAGTAACATCGTTGTTTTCTTCGCTCATATCTTACTCCTAATTTATTTCTTTGCCAAATAAGGATCAACAAGATCAACATCAGCATCAAGAGTGCCTGTAATGTCTTTATCATTAATCATGCGGTACTTAAACCCATCTTTACCTAAATACAGTAAACCTGCATATTTGGCAAAAATAACTTTATCGCCTACTGCACACCAAGGTGTAGGTTCATCGGCATAGCATTGGTCGCCCATAGCTACAACAACGCCAGTGGTATTACCCATCTGTTCACGATCTTTAGTTACTTCAGTAGTAAGAATAATGCCTCCTTCAGAGACTTCTTTTACTTCTTGCGGTTTAATAAGCACACGCCACCCTACTGGGTTAATACCTGATTCATTACTCATTTGGTTCTCTCTTAATGGTTACTTCAAACATATCTTCATACTCAAGATTGAGGATAATAGCTATAGCTCTACAGCGACCTTTTACTTCTTGCTCATCGTCAAACGCATTGTTGACTAGACCCTCTTTCATGGTTTCCCTATCTGTATTAAGCATTTTCATTAAACGCTTAGTAACTGGATGGTGTTTCCATTCATCAAAGTTGTCTTGACTTACTGCTTCCATTCTCTCTCCTTTTTAAAACCTTACTGGGGTGGTACTTGGGGCATCATCTCCTGCGGCATTACTGGTTGTTCAGGAGTTTGTTTCCCTAAGTCTAGTTTCATTTTGTCGTAAACAGTATTCATAGTTTGGATAGAACTAAGAACACCTTCTCTACGTTCACGTTGTAGACCAATTTGCATATTGATTTCTTGAATACGCATTCTTTCACCCTCAGTCACAATACCAATCTTGATAGCTTCTACTTCTGCTTCAAGTCTTTGGATTTGTGCTTGATTAAGTTCTGCTTCACCCATTAGTTTAAGCAGACCCATTTTCATAGTTAAATCCATTTCAGCCTGTTTGGTTTGCTGACGCATTTGCTCAATTTGAATCTTAGGATCAGTTGGAGCAGGTACAGCATTGGGTCCTTTAGGATCAGGCAGTATCTTGTCTATGTTTGTAACTTTCATTGCTCTTAAGAAAGTGTACTCAGCTTCATAACGATCATACAAACCAGGTGTTACGGCAACTCGTTGTGCAATAGCTGTGGCTTGGTTTATCCGTTGAGCATCAGAAGTTATAGATGGATCAGATGTAGGCATTACATCTGTAACAGGACCTTCGTAATCAGAAGCTAATATAAGTCCCATGCTTTTAGCATTAGATACGTAAGGTGTATTTTCAGTTATAAAAATTTGATTTAAACGATACAGTTTGCGAAACTCTTGTTTAAGACTGCGGTGAGTACGTTTAAAGATACCATTAAATATCTTCATGCCCTGCTCAGCCATTGTGCGTGTAGTTTCAGCAGGAGTATTTTGCCCAGGATTTTGACCTGACAAAATATCTACAGAACCACCAATGCGTTCACCATAGTTAATCAATAGATTTAACAATGTAAACATTACATTTGAAGGTTCACGTACTGGCAATGGAACAATGCCTTTACGCAAATCATCACCTGTTGTGTCTACATGCTTCCACTCCATAGGATTGAAGGAGTAGTTACCACCACGTAACTTAATGCCACGACTAAGGAATCCACCAGCAGTGTTAGCCATAGTGCCAGCGTCAACGAGCTGGTTGATGATTGTATTGATTGACTCATTTAAAGGACCAAGAAGAACACCAAAACCTAAGTCGTAAAAGCCACCATCAGGTGAAGGTACAAAAGGATACTTAGTAAAATACTGTTCAGGTTTAATGCTAAGAATTACATTCTCATCATTACGTTCTATGTCAGATTGACTGTATCTAGCAACAATACGAGCAACTTGTTTGTTATCTCTACGTACATAAACAATATAAGGTTCAGCATAACCATCATCATCAAAGTCAATGTAGCAATGTTGCTCAAGCATTTCAATAGGAGTGCTTGAATCATTTGGCTCTGGTGGCATTAAGCCTTGAGCATTGTCTTGAGTGGTTTGTAGATTGTCACTTATTGAAACAGTAGCTTGCTGTTGTCTGCGACCTTCCGATACATCTATCCATAGTTTACGAGCTACTCGCTCATAAATTTCATTGGTAGACATTTGGAGAACGTGAGTAACTCGTGGAGCATTTTCTAAACTCTTAGTCCAGTAATTAACCACTAAGTCTTTGGCTAATACGTTCTCAGAAATATTATGCTTTTTAATTGGGTCGTAATAAGTTTTCTTAAATGCACAACCAATAATAGGTTGTGTAATAAGAACCTTATCCATTTCACTTTCCCAATCCTCATCTTCTTCTAGGATTTGGTAGCTCATGTGTTCTTCAACACGAGTAGCACGAAGACCACGTAACCCATCTCTGTCATCACCTATAACACGGCACTTAACAGGTAAATCACTGTCTACTAAAACAGGATAACTGCGAGCATGGTATTGTAATGCAGCAATAGTAATGAGAGGGAATTTAACGTTACTAGCATTAGCCCAAGGAAAGTTTTTAGTTTCTGCAACTTGAAGGGCTAGTCTAAGAGAAGCTTCAGTACGCTTTTCCCAGCTCATTCGAGATAAAAGATCATTCTCAAAATCTCTAACAATTTGAACCCCAATAGTTGTTAAGTCTTCTTTGCACAGAAGAGTAGCAATATTGGCCTCATATACGAGGTCTTCAATGTTAAACTTTTCTTTTAGGTTCATATCTTTAGTACCCACAAACAGCAGATCGACCTAAGTCTACTACATTACTTTCACGAATATAAGCCTCGTACTCTTCTTTTTCTACTTCTTTTTCAGTTGGTGCTTCCCACATCCTATCAAGCATTAAGCCCAAATAAGCCCAAGCATCTACTTGGTCATCATGCTTATCCCTAGGAAATCTAAGTAGCTCATCTTCAAAATTCTGATACCAATCAGTTTCTTTGTCAAATCGACAAGCCCCACTTCTCATACGAGCTTGGATACTTCTAGCACGGGTAAGTTTGTCACCGCTTGGTTTTAACAACACTGTGTTAATAAACTCACCTCGCTTAAGCATCTCTTCGTTAAGATAGGGACCAATAGCCTTCTGAATAGTACCTTGTTCGAGTCCAAAGAGTACGGGCTTATAAATCTTTTGGATCATCAGGATTGTATCTACAATCTCCAAAGCGTCCATACGTTCTTTAATTACGTGCTTACAGTACAGTTTTCCATCTTCATCCATGCCTCCAACTACAAAAGCAGAATAATCAGCTCTTTGAGATTGAGATACAGCTAGATCACAAGTAGCATAATAGACTAAGTTTTTCTTTTGGTCTTCAGGCTTCATAGCCACAAAGTCTGCCTTTTTAAAAAAAGTGTCGCTGACATCCAGTGGAATATTTAACATCTCTTGAGAGTAAATATCAGCTAAACCCTGACGTACATAATCGTCTTTGAGCATTTTAAATTGCTCAGCAGTTTTCATTTCAGGCCACAACAAAGTTTCAAAGTCGTCTGTATGAGCACGATATTTAACAGACTTCCAAGGCAGCACATTCCTAGAGTATTCTTTAAGGTCTTCCCGTACTAAATCTTTAATTCCTCTATGGGTAACTAATTGAGAAGTAGGCATTAAGTTCTCTAATAAACTGTCTAGGTGTAGAATAGTTCCTACAATACGTATCTTTCCTGAAGATGATACGCAAGGAATAAGAGCACCATAGAACCAACGTTTGAACTTCATACGCCTGTCTTTATTCATTACGATTTCATCGTTTTCCATGTCATCGCCAATGATTAAGTCTGGACGTAAGTTAGCCCATTTCAAACCACGAAGCTTTTGTTCGGAACCTTTAGCTTGGATACGGAAGGTGTATCCATCGTCCATTTCAACAATTAAGTCATCCTCTGTGTCTTTGGGGAATGGTCCGTTTTTAATTGAAAACAGGGATCGCAAATCCTCGTTATCAAGAAGTTCTTTCTTAATGTCTCCAAGAAATTGGATGGCTTGAGAGACTGTATCTGAAACAATAAGTACATACCGAGACTCCCTAAATAAAACTGAAGCTAAAGTGTAAGCATGGGTTACAGCCGTAGACTTAGCATGGTAACGAGGGGCAGCTATGGCTACTTGTTTGCTGTTACTAGTAACAAGGTCCCATATTTCTTTATGAAACTCTGGGGTAGCAGCAGGTCTATCAAAGTTTTTACGAAGGACTGAGTTAACAAATCCTTCCATAACATCTGCATTAAGTTTAGACATTATTTAATTTGAACAGTTTCAGCTTCAATGGTGTTGTATTTAGCATTAGCAAACCTAGCAAACTCCTCAGACAATTTAAGCAACCTATCATCAATGGTTCTTTCAACTTCTTCCTTGACAGGGTTGTCTTGAAGTCTTTGCTGTTTAGTCATTAAGTCTGTAGTAATCTTTAAAGCCACATGAGCTTTAACTGGAATACGAATGATCTCTCCAGTTTTTTGGTCAAACTGAGCATCACCTGTGTCTAAACGTTCTTCTGTAGCTTTAAGTGCTTTGTTAATAACTCTTTTTAAATTGGAATCCATAAGCTGAATGTCTTCAGCCTGTAATTGCAAACAGTATTCTTTGAACCAGTCTGTAGTTTTCCAAGTTTTAAGGGTAGGCAAAGGAATGCCTGTAACTATGGCTGTTTCTGCCATACTTCCTAACATCAAATAGGTGCTAACAGCTTGAAGTTTTTGGTTTTGATTCCAAACGGACTTCTTATACCTACGATCATGGGAAGTTTTTCTACGCATTACTTCTTCATTTTCTTAAGAGTTTGTGCTAAACGAGCACGTTGACCCATTTTTCCAGGCTTTTTAGCTGCAGCTTCTAGTTTGGCAGCAGGAATAGTTTCACCCTTCTTTACGCCTAGGGATTCACGTAAAGCACCTGGATTTTTAATAGCACCAGCTATCCAGTTCTTTGTAGAGTTAAGGTTCTTTTTAACATTAGTCTTGGTAGCCACAGGTTTCTCCAATAAA